CGACCTGATGTTGGGGGTAGCCGATGCGGCGCATGGTGTCGGCGCGCTCATCGTGTTCTGCTTGAGAGTACCTGGGCATGCCCGCAGGCTACAGCACCTCGCCATCCAGCACCAGCACCCCCTGCGCCACGCACCCGCAGAACGGGGGGATCCCGGGCGCATCATCAGCCGGAATGGTCTCATCGCCGTACTTCTTGCCGCCGCCTCCGAACGTCACCTCGCGCCCGCTGTCCCGCTCGTAGAGCTTGTCGTTGCGGGCCCGATGCCACGACCGCGGGTGCAGCTTCCCGCTGTGCTTCCACCGGTACACCGAGAGCCCCGCCTCGCGCTGGCGCTGCGCATCGAGCGCGCTGGTCAGTTTCACCGCCTGGTCGGCTGCCACCCGATCGGCCCGCTTGCGCGCCATGCCAGTCGCCTCAGCGATCTGCTTGCCCACTTCGCGCGCTGGGGTGCGGGCCTGAATACCCCGGAACACCGCGTCTGAGATCCGCCCCTGTGCCTGCGCCGAGATATCCCGCACCAGCGCGACGTTGCGCGCGACAACGCCGTCGATCGGCTCCCTCGCGTCGGCCGGGCCGATCAAGTATCCAACATCGACGTTCACCCCGGCCAGCAGCGTGTTGCGCCAGCGCCAGCGGTGCCAGCCCTCCACCCGGAACGCCCATTCGCGCAGCGCCGGGGTGAGTTCGAGCACCAGGCGCTGCACTTCGTCGGCAAGGTCGCTGAACAGGCGGGAGAGGTCGTCCATGCTGTCGGCGGTCAGCACGCGGACGAGCTCGGCGCCGTAGGCCGCCTCAATGCGGGACCGGGCGCCCAGCCACGGGGCAAGGATGCGGCGGTGGATTGCGGCGAGGGCCAACGCCTGCGCCCGGGTGGCGGTGATCGGGGCGAACGTGACGAGCTTTCGGCGGTTGCCGGCTCGGGTGGCCATCTGGGCGAGGTTGTAGCGCATCAGGCGCTTCCCTTGCCGCCTCCCTTGGCAGCGCGGCGAGGTGGGGCCGGGTCCACTCGGCCGCCGCCTGCCTTGCCAGATGCCGGATCACCTCCCTTCGCCGCTAACTCCTCAGCGGTCAGAAGGTCCGCCTCGTCGCCGGGCGGCGCTTCGCCTGCTGCTTCCGCGTCCTCGAACGCCTTCTCCGACCCCGGCCACTGGCCCGATTCAGTGATCGCGTTCTTCGCCATGTCGGCGAGCGCCACGTCGGGGAACAGCCCGGTGTCGGCGTAGGTTTTGACGGTGGTCGCCCGCTTGGACTCGATCTCGGCCGCGTCCTTCGGTGACAACTGGCTGAGCGGGTTGAACCGGAACCACACGTCGGAGGGCCGCGAGCCGAGCGCCGAGCGGATCAGCACCTCGTCGATCCGCTCCAGCGCCGGCGCGACGAGCTCGTCCTGCCGCGCCGCGATCATCGCGTGATAGTCGCGCTCCTCGCCGTCCCCGGTCGATTGTAGGCCCTTGGGCGACTGGCCGAGCAGGCGGGTGACCGGGATATCGGCCGCGCCAGCCACAACCTGCAGGTAGCTGGTGATGATATCGGGAATGCCGGCCCAGGTGATCTGTTTTTGTTCCCATTCCTCGGCGCCATCGAGTACCAGGGCGCGCCAGGTCGACTTCCCCGCCGCCGCGGTGCCGAGCCGCTGCAAGAGCTTCTGCTCGTACTCGGCTGAGCCGATGCTCGCCATCAGGTCGGGGATCTTGATGATATCGATCTTGGCCTCGTCGATCAGCGCGGCGAACCCGTCCTGGGCGAGGTCGGCGTTCTTCAGCGCGGTCTGGATCGACTGGTAGAGCGGATCGCCCCAGAACGGATCGACATTGCCGTAGACCGATCCGTCCGGCGCGCGCTGCCCGACCAGCGGCACGACCCGCGACGGGTGGATGGTGATCTGGCGGCCATTGCCCGCCTGCAGCGACCATGCCTCGGGTTCGCCGAACCACGGGCTCTCCGGATCGGTGATGATCTGGCCGGCGCTGATCTGGTGGCGGCCGAACACGTGGAGCCAGGCGAGCGAATCCTTGCCCACGGCTTCGAGGTCCAGCGGCTTGCCGGGGTCGGCCTCGCCCTTGATTCCCATGACGATTGCGCCGCCGCCCCACAGCCGCGCCAGCACCAGAGCGCGCTTGACCTTGTCGCGCAGCTGCAGCTTGCGCTCGACCCGCTCCAGCGCCTCGATGTCGGTGTCCTCGGCCTGCCACGAGCGCCACGCGCGGGTCATATCGAGCGGCGGAATGTCGATGATCTTGCGCATCAGCCACGAGGTCCGATACGCCGCCTCGGCCTGCTGCGGGGTGACCGGCACGAAGTGGTAGCCGGCGTAGGTCGCGCGGTCGACGCTGGTACCCATCCCCGACATAACGTTGGAGAGCTTATCGAAGAAGGAGAGGACCTTGCCCATGGCCCCGAACTTACGGCGGGGCGGGGCGGGGCTGTAGGTTCAGACGTTGTCGAGGGAATAGTTCGAGCCGGTTAGCATCAGTTCGGTCAGCGCCCAGACCAGCGCGTCGGCCCGGTCAGGCGAGCCTTCACCGACGTAGCCTGACGCGGTGAAGTTGCACATCTGGTCCTCGAGATCGGCGAAGTGGCCGACGTGGCTGACCTTGCCCTGCTCGTAGAGCGCAGCGATCGGCTCGGCGCGTACCGACTTGCCCCGGCTCGCGACCACCTCCTTGTACGGCACGCGCTTATCGGCGGTTCGGATCACGAATTCGACCATCGCCCCGCCGTAGTTTCGCTCGCCGATGATCCGGTCTGCCTGGTGGCGGTGGTACATCTCCACCGCCCGCCGCCCCCAGCCATCCGGGCTCATCTGGCAGGTCGCGTCCTCGAACACGTAGCCGCGGCCGTCGACTCCGATCCCGGCCACAACGATGCCGATGTCGTCGCCGGTGTCGTCGCCCTTGGTGCCCGAGGGGTCGACCGCAACGACGATCCGGCGCATCCGCGGCGCCTGGTCGGGGGTGACGCGGGCGGCGTCGATGCCGTGGATCGTGCGCCCGTCCTCGGCCTTGCGGTCCTCCAGCGTCCACAGCGCGCCGTTGACCTCGGTGGCCCATTCGCCGGCTTGAAATCGCAGCCGCTTGGCCGCGCTCATGCCGCCGAGGATGTCGAAGTACTTATCTGGCAGGTTGTCCCGGTTGTCGTCGGGATTGATCTGCATCTCGGCATAGTCGGCCGGGTCCGCGACCTTCTCCTTGGTCCCCGGCTTCAGCCCGGCCTTGAACAGCTGGTACGACCAATGAAGCTTCGAAGGCGGATTACAGTCGAAGTAGGCCTTGAGCGGCAGATGCGTGCGGCCGGCGGCCTTGGCGATCTCGGGATGCAGTTCGCATTTCTGCGCGAGGCGGCTCATCGCGGTCTCGATCGAGCCCCACGGGATCTGTGAGCTCTCGTTGAAGTACAGCGTCGCGTACTCCTGCCCGAGCACTTTTTCGACCCGTTCCTTATCGTCGAGGCCGCCAATCCAGAACTGCGAGCCGCCCGGCAACTCGAGGTAGAAATCGGTCTTGTCGAAGCGGTGGGGCACGCCGGGAAAGCACGTCGCCATCACCTTGGGCATGGTGTCCGACCACAGGCTGGTCTTGATGTGGTTGAAGCGGAAGCGGAAGGCGGCATGGCGCGAACCAGGCGCGTTGATCCCGCGCTGGATGATCGCGCGGGTGAGCAGGAAGGTCTTGCCCGACCGCGAGCCGCCGCGGAGCATGATGTTGCTGGCGGGACCGGCGAGGAGGCGGTTGGCTTCACGCTGCTTGGGGGTGAGGGTGGCGGTCATTTGCCCTTGGTGATGAAGCGGTGGACGAGGAGATGGGCCGCCTTGGCATCGATGAGGTCGCGCGGAATATCTCGCACCGACACGCCGAGATCTTTGGCGAGGATGCTTTTGGCTCGGTGCATTGCGGCAGCATGAGAGTTGCCGTCCATCCGACCTCGCTCTTTAGCGTTCTTGCGCTCATTGTGCCGCCGGAGGCGGTCGGGATCTGCCTTCAGCTTGTTGGCGTCACGTCGGCGCCATTCACGGCGTATTTCTGGCTCGGCCGCCTTCTTGTTCCGCCTCCACTGCGCATTGCTCTCGATCATTGAGGAATACGCTGCTGGATCGGCCTTCAGCGCGTCATATTCCTTTTTCCGGTAGCGTTTAATACGCTCCGGGCGCGTAGCGGCCCACTCCCGCCGCATTGCCAAGCTGCACTCCTTGCAGCGACCTTGTAGGCCATCGGCGCGTCGGCGGTCTGCCCAGAATGCAGCATCCTCCTTCTCCTCCCCGCACTTCGAGCACCGTTTCATTCGCCGTCCTCCAGCAGCTCCTGACGCTCGTGGTCGGAGATCAGCCGGACGGTGCGATTGGTCTCGAAGATCTCGCGGGCAAGTGCGAGTTTCTTGTCGGCGTGTTCGAGCTGAGCGTGGCCGTGCTTGATCTGCTCGATCTTGATCAGCTTACCGCCGATGTTGGCTAGTTCCGAGGCGGTCTTGATGTCGACACTGCCTCCACGAAGCTGATCGTAGAGATCAGCCATGTCGGACTGCACATCGTCGAGAGTCTTGGTCATCTCATTCTCTCCTTCACAATTCCGCATCCTCACTCGCCACGTTGATCGTCACGGCGCCCGAGTGCTCGTTCTTCAGTCGCTCCGTGAACTTGTCCGGCCGGTGGGCCTTCAGCAGGATCTCCAGCATGCGGTCGGACTTGTCGGTGGTGGCGCGCTTCCACGCCTCCATCTCGAGGAGGTCGGCAGCCTGTTCTTCGGCGTCCTTCCATGCCGCGGCGAACGAGGGGTCGGCGTCGCGCCACTCGTAGACCGTGCGGCGGGGGATGCCTGCGACACGCGCCGATTCAGACACGTTGCACGTCTCCGCCAGACGCTGGAGGAAGGCCTCGCGCGCGCGATCTGTGCGAGATGAGCGGTCGCGTGGCATGTCCTCAACCTATCCCGTCCTCAGCCCGCACCTGTAGGTTCGCCGCCCGCCGATCGAACCCGCGCCGCACCGCCATGTCGAGCAGCTCAGCCGGCGATCGACGCCGCGTTCCGACCAACCAGTCCCCGTTCGGCATCGGCGCGACGACCCAGCCCCCGTTGCGGATCGAGCGCATGAAATGGGCCGCGCGCCGCACCACGCCGGGATGGATCCGGCGGTCGGCGAGGCGCGAGCGAGCCTCCTGCCGGGTGATCGGCTTCGGCTCACGGCGCTGGGCGCGCAGGTGCTTCACGAAGGCAGCGCGGCGCTCGATCAGCTGCGTCTTGCCGCTCTCCTCGAGCCAGCGGTTGATGGTCGTGCGCCGGGCCCGGTACCAGGTCTCGCACTCGAGACGGCCCTGTTCGATGAACACGACCTCGAAATCGTCCGGCCGTGGCCGCGCTGGCCGGAGTGGTCTGTCGTCCATCAGTCCCCCCGTTTGGATTTCTGTGCCCATCACTTGCCCGCCGGCCAGGTGTAAAGCGGTTGAATGATCCGCGCTGCACGCCAGGCCGCGCTCTGCGTCTTCCACGGATCCTGGTAGGTCGTGCTCCAGGTCACGGACGCGATCAGCCGGTAGGCCCAGGCGAAGGGCTGCCCCTGTGGCGGCATGACGTGGGTGACCCGCATCTCCGGCCCGCCGACGAGATCGCCGCCGACCAGGATCGGGTTCCACAGGATCTTGACCCCGTCCTGATGTTCGACCGAGATCCCCTCGGGCAGCGTGATCGCCGCGACCGGTGGGCTGGACAGGTCGTAATAGGCGCCGAACAGGTCCCGGGTCTGCTGCTGCATGGCTGGGCCGGTGATGGTCACGGGCTGGCTGGTGTCGGTCATCACTTCACTCCTGCGAAAGTCAGCCAGCGCCCGGCGTGGGCCCCGCGGTTGAGGGTGAGCGCCACCACTGCAAACGGACCGGGGGCCTGCGCCACGTCCCGACAGGGAAACCCCTTTAGGGGTTCCCTGCGGGTGGCGCGTCGGCCCCTTTGCTGCGCCACCTTGCGCCACCTTTGCGCCACCTTGGAAGCAGGGTGGCGCAACGGATTTCTGCGGGTTACAGGCACGTGGGAGGCTGACTGTTCAGCCCCTGCTTCCACGTGCGCCACCTTTGCGCCACCTTCGATATTGAGGTGACGCAAGCCGCAGATTCCCGTGCAAATCAGTCGATGTGCCACGTGCCGACCTCCACGAACGTGCGCTTCTTGCGATGCTCGTCCTCGTCCTCGATCTCGCGCAGCATGTCGTTGCTGACCCACTCCTTGAGGATGTCCTTGATCCGTCCGCGACCCTTCTCCGGGTCGATATTGCACACCTGGGCGACGACCAGCCCGACCCACTGCTTCGACTGCACGTCTTTGCGAAAGCGCCCCTCAGCCACGCGGGATTGCACCTGCTTGAGGTGCCACGTCGATACGCCCTCGAACGCATCCGGCCACTGCCACGGGCATGCGACCCCGACGCTGTCACCGTTGGGCAGGTCGACGTTATTCATGCGAAACCAGTCTGCCGATTCCGGGGGCGCAAGATTGGCTTTGTCGTTCTGCGTCCGGAAGTAGAACCCGCGTTTGGTAGGCTCGATGCCGGCGCGCTCACCCTCCTCCTTGGTCATGCGATTGTAGACCACGACGCTGCGGGCAGCGCCGATCAGCGATACTGCGCCGCGGCTACTCTCAGCCGTTACCTCCTGCCCGTTGGTCTTGCGGACGTGGTGCACCAGGTTGATCGCGCAATCGCAGATGTCCGCGATCCGGCTCCATTCCTTCGCCACCATGTCGATCGCGCGGTTGTCGTTCTCGCTGATTCCATGGCTGGAGACGAAGGGGTCGATGCTGAGCACGTCAATCTGCCGCTCACGCAATTGCTCGACGACTGCCTCGACGACTGGGCGTACAATCCTGGCGCCGTCATGCGTTTCCTCGGCAATGCAGATGGGCTGATCGCGGCCGCTGTCCACGAATAGTCGGTCAATAAAATCGCCGGGTTCGATCCCGAACCACTGCACGGCGGCATGGATGCGTCGCTCCGTTTCCTCGGCCGGATCCTCGAGGTTGTAGAGCCAGACCCGGTGCGGGCCCTCGAATACCTCCTTGCCAAGCAGCGAGCGGCCAGTGGCAAGAGCGAGCGCCTCGCCGATCTTGACGCTCGACTTGCCCAGGCCGCCAGGCGCAATGTCCAGCGACAGGAACTTGCGGATCAGGTGCCGTCCGTAGAGCCACTTGCGCGGGGGAATGCTTGCTGGATCGCGCCATACGAAAGGGCTGGCCTTGATCGCCGGACGCGCGCTCTCGCCTTCCGCGTCATCGTAGGGGGCAAAAGGCGGCAGCATCGACCGTCGCTGCTGGAATGCCGCACGCACGTGCTCCAGCCCGAATTGCCCCTCGACATCATTGGCGTCAAAATTGTCCGGCACGCTCAAGCTGCCCTCCCTTGCGGCTTGCCCAGGGGATAGGCCACGTGCGCGCCGATCTCGGCGGCTACGGCCTCGGCAGTTTCGATCCCCGGGTTCTTGTATGCCTTGCCTTGTTCGACGAAGGCGCGAGCCGTGGCCTCGTCATCATCGGCGAAAACGGTGAAGGCGAGGTCGGGCCTCAGCTCGGCCCACAGACGGGCCACCTTGGGCATGTTGGCGGTATTGAAGGTCACGATCACCGGCAGCCCGGTCGCACGGTGCACGGTCGATCCTGTCGAATAACCCTCGACAAATACTGCCTCTGCAGTGTCGCGGTCGAACTCGCCGATTATAGCGAACAGGCCGTCAATCCGGCCACCTCGCAGGAATCGCTTGGTGCCGTCGGGGCCGATCGCCTGAAGGTTCCAGAGCGTCCCTTCCTCGTCGCACATCGGCACGATCAAGCGATTCCCCTCCTGCCGCAGCCCCTTCACGTCGAGCCGCTTGGCAGCGGCATAGGGGTGATCCGACGAGGCGGCGGGGCAGCGCTGCCACTTCTCGGCCGCGTCGAGCGAGGCCTGCCGCTCGTTGTCGCGCCGGGTAGCCTCGCGCTTCTCTCGCGCGTCGCGCCATTCGCGCTGCAAGGATTCGCGCTCAGCGGCCGTGAGCGCCGGCCGGTCGCTGTTGGCCTTCCACTTGAGGGTGCCTGTGTTCGCCTTGTAGTTGCCAAATGCGCCGGCCGGCCGCTCGTCCAGGTAGAGGATGGCCCATCCGTTCTTGCGGCCCTTGCCATCACCCTCACAGCGGAACCGGATGAGGTTGCCCGAGCCCAGGCGCTGCGCGATCGGTTCGATCGGCACGACGCCGTTCGCTTCCATGAAGCCGATGAAGTCGGCGATGGCGTCCGAGAAGCTCATGCCTCCATCAGCCCCAATGCCGGGATAAGCACGTCCATTTCGGCGGCAGTGATGTGCCCGTGCTCGTAGGCGATCATCATTCGCTGCTTCATTTCGGTCGGATCGTGCCACACGGCAACGACACCCGCCCACACGACGCGAGCGGCAAAATCGGCAAGCGGGAAGATGTTGGCCGGCTCGTGGTTCACGTCACCGGCTCCTTGATCGGGCAGCCCAATGAGCGCAGCCACGCGATCGCGGACTTCGCCGAGAAGAAGCATGCGACGGCCTGCCCGGAACGATGCAGCCGGTTCATGGTCTCGATCTGCTGGGCGGAGAGCTTGCCCGGATGACCCTTCGAGTCCGTTCCCTTGACCTCGATCCAAGCGACGGTTGGGCCCGCGCAGTGCGCATCCTCGGTCGACCATGCGACAGTGAGGTCGGGAACGCCGGCGAGAAGCCCTTCCTTGCGCGCCTGGTGCTGAGCGCCCATGCCGCGCTTGCCCGCGTTGGCATTGGCGTAGATCAGCACCTTGGGGCTGGTCTTGCGGATGTAGGACACCAGCCACGCCTGCCGCTCGAGCTCCGATAGGTGCACCCCGTCCGGCTGTTCGACCGGGAATTCCGGCTCGGGCGCGAGCGTGGTCTCGAGGTCGGCCCAGGTCGTCACGCACGGGCCTCCCGGGCCTTGCGGGCCTCCAGTGTGGCGCGCAGTTCCATCGCCAGCTTCGTTCGCGTACGCTCGGTCGCATGGCTGCGCACGATGCTGTCGATCATGGCCTCGGTGAGGGTGTGCAGCGGCGCGGTGGAGACCTTGGTGAATGCCGCAATGCGGTTGGCCTTGGCGGTCATCTCGTCGCGCTTGGGGATCTGGCGGGGCTTCATGCGGCCTCCGCTTCGGTCGGAGCGTAGAACTCGGCCACCCGGAGCATCAGCGGCGAAGCGCCGGCCTCGAACGCCTCACACCCGGCGATCACCGTCGAATGATCGCGGTTCATCCATTGACCGATCTGCGGATAGGAAAAGCCGCGGCGCCGGAAGATCATCATCGCGGTTCGACGCGCCGGGATGACCTGGGCGTTGCGCGAGGCGCCGAGCACATCGTCGGCAGTCAGCTTGAACGCCTCGGCGACCGCCTCGACCGTCGCGCGCCAGCCGGTCCGGGGCACCGGGCGTAGTTCGACCAGCTTTGCCGCCAATGCCGCGCGGGCGGCATGGTCAGGTTCGGTTTTCGCGACCACAGCAGCGTCCAGCCCGTTCGCGCGGCGCCAGCGCAGCATCGTGACCTCGTGCTGGTCCTCGATCATGCGGCGGGCCTCGGCGGCCTTGAAGCCCTTGAGCTTGATCAGGTCCACGTAGTCCTGGCGCAATTCTTCGGGGCACCATGACAGACGCGTGGCGCGAAGCGAACGAGCCGCTTTGCGCCGGGCCTCCGATCCGGCCGGCTGCGCGGCCTGGCCGATTTTCCAAACCTCGTTCTCGCGGAAGTAGCGGGTGCGACGCACGATGATGTCGGGATCGCGGGCCAGAGTGGCGGCGCGGCGGCGCACATCGGCGAGGTAGGCTGGATCGCCGTCGAGCTTGCGGCGGATACCGGCGAGTTGTTTCTCCCGATATGTGGGATCACGCATCGCCGCATGAACAGCGTGCTTGCGGCAGAAGCCAGACGCGTTCGTATGGGAGACGGGCCCATCGCACACGGTGCAGCGCTTTTCCTCGCGCGGCTTCTTCCAGCGGGTGGCCACGTGGGCCTTGCACAGGCCGGTGCGGTTGCGGCTGCTGAGTGGGTGGGCGCAGATGGTGCAATTCATGCCGCCTGCCTCCCGAGATGCTTGCGCATCTCCTTGAGGGTGGCCGCGATTTCCAGCGGCGCGAGGCGCAACTGCCGCCCCGCGTCGACCGGCTCAAATCCCTCCGCCATCAGCTCGGCGAGGTGATCGACGCGTGATACCACGAGGTTTTCGCCGAAGTAGACCCTCCAGCCGCGGCCGGTCAGCTCGACCTGGTTGCGTGCCTTGCCGCCCGGCGGGGCGATGCGGTGGACCTCGCCGTCCTCGATCATCGCATCGAGCGCGGGCTTGAAGGCCTGCAGACTGCGAATCCAGCGGCGGCCGTCGCGCAGAGTCTCGGCGATCATCTGGCGCGGGGTCACGCGGCATCCCCCGCGCTCGACAGCGGGGTGACGATCGCGATGATATGGTCAGCAGCATCGCGGCACGCGGGCGCTTCGAGGTGATCGATCCGGCCATCCGCCGCCGCCTGGGCGATCGTGGAAACGTGGGGCAGGACGTTGGCGATCAACTGGGCCGGCGCGACCGCCTCGGGGTTGTGGCGCGTGGCGGTGTAGTGGATGCAGCCGACATAGGCGGCGACGGCGTCCTCACCCAGCGTGTAGGCCAGGTTCAACGCGTCCGAGGACGCAATGCGCCGGTGCTTGGCCGGGTCGCGGCTAACGATCGCGTCGATGTGGTGGATGTTGACGCCGCTCTCGCGTGAAAGCGTCTCCCGGCTGAACTCGCGCTTGTCATAGGCGCGTTGCACATGGCGCCTGAGCGTGTTCCGGATGTGTTCGTCCGACGTA